ACAGCACCAGACAACGTGGTGCCAGTAGCTGCGGTGCTCAAAGTCGGCACGACTGACGGCGAAGTCTTTGTTCGTCCGACCATCGAGCAGCAAAAATACTACGGCCAGTTTCTCAAGACCTCAGACCAGAGTCCGGCGGCCACCAACACGGCGTATGCCATCACCTTCGACAGCACGCCAATTGCCAACGGCATCAGCATCGGATCACCAGCATCGCGCATCGTCGTGTCCGAGTCTGGTCTCTACAACTTCGCGGCCACCTACCAGCTCACATCCACCAGCAGCAGCACCAAGAACATTTGGCTTTGGTTTCGTGTCAACGGTACTGACGTTCCAAGCTCGTCAATTTTGGTCACACTCAGCAGTAATAACGAGTACAAGGCAGTCGCTCGTAGCGACTTCTTCTCACTGAACGCCAACCAGTATGTCGAACTGATGTGGGCGGCAGATTCAACCGCTGTTACGCTGGACGCTGTAGCATCCACAGCATTCGCCCCAGGCTCGCCAGCAGTCATCCTGGCCGTCACTCAAGTTCAACAATAAGGTGAAACCATGACCGTATCCATCAAGGTGCTGATCCCAGCAAAGCAGGCCGAGAACAGCCAGACCACGCAGTACACAGCCACCAACTGCAAAGCCATCATCGACAAGTTCACCATCACCAACACCAGCGCAAGCAACGTCACAATCAGTGTCAACTTGGTGACATCTGGAGGCAGCCCAAGTGCAGCCAACTTGATCATGGACACCCGCGCCATCGCACCAGATGAGACCTACACTTGCCCAGAGCTGGTCGGCCAGGCTCTAGAACCTGGTGGCTTCATCAGCACCATTGCCAGCGCAGCCACCTCGCTGACCATCCGCGCCTCTGGCCGCGAAATCACTTAAAGGAGAAACAGCATGGACAAATTCATGATGATGCCCAAGGGCTTCATGGGCCTGCCGGTCGAAGAGGAATTCATCACCGCAGCCGAGAACAAGAAGAACACCCAGGTCGTGATCGACGACTGGATGCTCGGCCCAGAAAACCCCAGCAACGAACCCACGGCCAACAAGGTCTACTGGATCGCGCTGGGCAAGGCCATGCAGGTTGACGAGAAAGAAGCCCGTCGTCGTCGTTGCTCCAACTGCGAGTATTACGACAACAGCACCATGACCCAGGCCAAGATGGAGCGCATCCCGCGCAACGCTTGGGACACCGATGCCGGTTTCCGTGGCTACTGCAACAAATTCGACTTCATCTGCCACGACCTGCGCTCCTGCCAGGCTTGGGAAGAGCGCGAATTCGAGATGGATTGAACAGGCCATGCAAATGTGGGACAATCTGGCCGCTGAGTCACCAAAGCCGCCAGCAGCTTGCCCTAAACAGGAGTTGCACATGACTGGTATTGATTGGCTCAAAGAAAACCTGCAAAGGGTTTTCATGCTGCCTGCGCCAGTCGTGGAGTGGCTCGTCATGATCTACGATGCCATTCAGGTGTTTGACGATGTTGCCGATGGCGACACAGTTGAGCGCAAAGACCTGAATGCCGCCATCTGGAACACACTGGTGGGCATCCACCAAAACCCGTTTTTTATTGCCAACAGCCACCACCTAGTGCCATTGCTGGCCACTATGATTTTGAAGTGGCAAGCATCCGACACAGCAGAACGTGCAGGCCAAGCTGATGCTAGATCATTCGTCTGGCGTGCAGGCTATTACGACCTGATTTTGATGGCCGTCTCACTCACACATGGCCCAGGCTTTGCCACAAAAAATGCTCACCTGGTCATGCAGTTATACGGCGAAAAATTTGAAGACTACATGAAGGAGTTCGGCAATGCCTGATCCAGTAACGGCCCTAGTTGTTGGCGGAAGCCAACTTGTTGGCGGCATGATGCAAGCCGACGCAGCAGGAGACGCAGCAGCAATTCAATCTGGCGCAGCAGAAGCTGGCATTGCAGAGCAGCGTCGCCAATTTGACGCACTTCAAGCCCTACTCAAGCCATACACTGAGGCAGGATTACCAGCCTTGGAGCAGCAGCAAGCCTTGTTGGGTCTCCGTGGCCCAGAGGCAGAGCAAGCCGCCATTGAGCGAATTCAAAGCGGTCAAACCTTTCAGGCCTTGCAACAGCAGGGCGAAAACGCTCTTTTGCAAAGCGCATCTGCCACAGGTGGTCTGCGTGGAGGCAACCTACAAGGCGCACTGGCGCAGTTCAGGCCAGCTCTACTCAACCAAGCTCTTGAGCAGCAATACAGCCGACTCGGTGGCATGACCACCCTGGGTCAGCGATCCGCTGCCGGTGTTGGTGCTGCTGGCATGGAAACAGGCACAAACATCTCCAACTTATTAGGCCAACAAGGCGCAGCCCTCGCAGGCGGAGAACTTGGAGAAGCAAGAGCATATGGCCAAGTCCTGAATATGCCAGCTCAGTTCCTCGGTATGCAGTACGGCGCAGGCCGCGGCGGTTCGACTGGAACACCAGGCTTTGGAAATCTTTTCAGCGACCGTCGCCTCAAGAAAAACATCAAGCAGATCAGCACACGACCAGATGGCTTAAACGTCTATGAATTCGATTACATCTGGGGCGGAGGCCGTCAAGTTGGCCTCATGGCTCAAGAAGTCCAGACCATTTATCCAAGCGCTGTTTCTGAATCTGGTGGCTACTTGATGGTCGACTACAGCAAGGTCTAAAAACATGGCACAGATCAACCCATTCCAAGGCCCAATCAACTATTCAGTCGATGTGCAAAGCCCATTCGAGGCCGCAATCGGTGGCTTCAAAATTGGCCAAGCCGGTGCTGAAATGCAAGCGCAGGCAGAAGCACGGGCACAAGCGGCACAAAACCAAGCAGCCCTCAGAGACCTGTTTAAAAATCCCAATGCAACAGCGGCTGACTATGCGAGGGTTACAGCATTTTTGCCAAAAGACCAGGCCGGAATTGTTCAGCAAGGCTTCGAGGCGATGACCAAAGAGCAGCAGCAGAACACTTTGCGGGTTGGTACGCAGGCATACACCGCCATCAAGGCAGGAAATCTTGACGTTGCCCAAATGCAACTGAAAGAACAAGCCGAAGCATTGAGAAACTCAGGCAGGGAAAAAGAAGCCCAAGGCTATGACGATCTATCCAACCTTATCAGGCTAAACCCAACTGGCGCACAAACAACCATTGGCCTCAGCATTGCCCAGCTACCTGGCGGAAAAGACTTCCTCGACAATGCTGACAAAACACTGTCAACCATCAGGGCAGAAGCCCAAGCCCCAGCCAAGTTGCGCCAAGAACTTGCAGCAGCAGACAAAGCCGAATCCGATGCAAAAACAGCATTGGCCACAGCCACCAACGCACCAGAAACAGCAGCCGCAGAAGCAGCCCTGAAAAAGGCACAGGCAGACAAGGCCAAGATCGAAGCACAGTTTGCAGGCCCATTGGCACAGGCCAACTTGAATTTGAACGCTGCACAGATCCGCAACATCAACAGCGAGATCAGCAACAGAGCAGCCAAGCTAAATCTTGATACTCAGACCATGCAGGCCACAGTCGCTGAAAAGCTGTCAAGCATTCAGAAGAATATCAATGAGCTGCCAGCAGACACTCGCAAATTGGTCAACGATTCCGCAGTCGCGGCAGCAGCATCCAAGCAATCCGCAAACCAGTACAACGATCTGGCCAAGCGCCTCGATGCAGCTGGCGGCGGTTTCGGTGCGGCCACCAGCTTCGCAGACTACCTCCGCAAACAAACTGGCGCACAAAGTCCCCTGACCGAACTGCGTCAGGAATACACACGCATTCGCAACTCGGCAGCCATCAAATCACTGCCACCAGGTGTGGCCACAGACAAGGACATCGAGCTGGCCTTGAAGGGAATCCCACCAGAAAACGCCAACGCCAGCACCATGGCCAGTTTCCTGCGCGGCATGGCCAAGATGCAAGACATCGAGGCATCCGTGGCCAACGCCAAGACAGACTGGCTGGCCAACAACAACGGCGTGCTGACCCGTGCGAAAAACACCTTCCAGGCTGGCGACTACGCTACCAAGCCGGGCGAGTCCTTCAACGACTTCACGCAGCGCGTCGTGCAAGACGTCAGCAAGCGTTACAACCCAGCCACCCAAAGC